GGGTGTTCCAATGCCCAAGGGTCAAATGTCATATCACTACCTCCTTAAAATATAAAATCAATATCTTTCTCATTTTATTCTCTCCTTAAACTTTTCAGGTAGGGGTTGCCATGCTTTCGGCTTGACTTCACCAACACCCCCATTCCAACTATGCTTATAAAACCCTGCTATGCCTTTTTTGTCTTGAAACTCCCAGTTGTCTACTGTGTATAAATCTTTTGAGAAATATGCTATGTCAATATAAGTGCAGATTTCGCCCAAAAGGTTCATCTCTAAGGTTACAAGATATTCCCTCTCTACTTTCGGCAATTCTTTTTCCACCGAAATCCAGTCAGTAATTTTTTCTGTTTTCATTTTTTTCTCCTTTCAACTATTTTCTAATATAACCATTTCATATTAGCAATTTTCTCTGCCAAACACTCTCTTATCTCGAAATCGGCTTTCCACCATTGTTCATAAACTCCATTAAGGCAACCTATTGCTGTTGATTTTGTTAGTGGACAACAGCAACAATAACCTTGGCAAGCGGAATGGCGTTTCGCTTCTTCGCAAGCGAAACAATCGTTGCTAACTCTTGGCACATTGAACATCTCAAACCATTCTGCTTTTTCTCTCTTTCCATCAAGTGATAGCCACGCCCAAAGAGCAATATGCAATTCTTCCCAGTCTTTTATCTCATAAAGACCTTTAAGCATGTTTTGTATGCGGATTTGCTCTCCGCTGTTGTAAATTATATCCCAACCGACTGTATTCATTTCTTTCTCCTTTCTCCTGTCGGGGCAACTCCCGACTGTCTGTACTATACCACAGACGGTCGGGTTTGTCAACCCCCCACGACATATTATATTTCTATGTTGTACATTCTTGTAATCCATTCAAGTGTTTCTTTGAGTTCATCACTACTCATTGAAACTATAATTTCTTCAAGTAGGACTTCTGCACCCATTAAGTTTTTAAGTTCTTCCATTTTTTCATAATCTGTCATTTTTCACTCCCCCAAATCATTTTCTATAATGTTAGCGATTTTGCTCATATCGTCATAACTTATAGGTCTATTTTTTAAGAAGATGAAGTTCTTAGACACATATTCAAATGCACCCTCTATTATTTTTTCATCTTTCTCCTTGCTGAATGACTTTGTAAGCCATTCATTTACTGTATCTTTTTCGGGGATTATGTATGCTAATCCCTCAAAAAGATTTGTTTTTATTGTATTCATTTTATTCTCCTTTCTTGTGGGGGATTTATCCCCCACTTATTACCCTCTGTATAATATGTCGGTGGGGGCTAACAAACTTTTTATTATTTTGAAGTCTTGCCAGCACCCATTTTTAAGGCATTTTTCTAATCCGTTTGTGCTTGCCAACTCAGCCATTCCCCTTGTCTTAAAGAACATATTTCTGTACTTTGATGTTGTGGCACTGTACTTGTAATCGGGATAAATTGTTATTTTTTCGTTTATCCAGTCTATCTGGGCTATTGGTGAGTTGTAAGACTGGAACATTGTTCCAAACTCGCTTAGAATTATGAATTGATTAGGAACTCCTTTGAAATTTGATACTGATATGTCCATAATATCCATTTTTATTTCTCCTTTCTTGTGGGGGGTTTAACCCCCCACTTTGCAATAATTTTTATTTTTCCATAGTTTCTAAATGTAGCAACATCAATATTTTGTTTATTTCTTCAACAGTTACAGTTTCGTCCATATAATTTTCAAATTTGTTGAAAACCGTCATTGTTGCGTTTATTTGTATAATGCTGTTCGCTAATTCTATTGCATTATACGGCATTGTATATCCGTCTGTCGCACTCTGTTCAAGTGCTTTGTTTATGCCATAGTCGCTTATTGCCTTTTCTGCTTTCCAAGTTGCCTCATACCATTCTTCCTGTCCGACCATTTCTGCCAATTCTCTTAATGTTATCTCAAAGTTGTCGTTGGCTGTGGCAAGGATTTTGTATAATGTTCTCCTAAGCATTTTGATGGTGTCCATTTCAATAATATTCATTTTTATTTCTCCTTTCGTCTGTCGGTCAACTGCCGACTGTCTATACTATACCACAGACAGTCGGGTTTGTCAAGTGCCACCGACATATTATACTAACTGTTCAAAGAATATAACAGTTTTATTTTTTATGGTATATGCTGTAACTGTTATACTTTTGTCTAATTTTGCTATTGTTTTATAATGCTCTTTCTGTTTTGTTATTTCCTCTTGGAAACTTTTTTCATTAACTTCTTTTTCAAAGCGGTCATAACCGTCTTTGCTTTTTACATTAAATATTATATTCATTTTTTTCACTCCTTTCGGATAGATGGCTTAACCATCTATCCTTATTTTTTCATCTTCTTTACCTTCGGCGGAATATTGAACCCCGAACATTCCTCTAATATCCGACATATTATAATTATATTTACTTTTTCTTCGGTAATTGGCAGGAGATTTGTACCACGCTTCCTTGTTTGCGGAATACTTGAATTTTAGTTTTTTGATTTGCTCTTTATATGGCTTTGTTTCTCCCGACAGCCATATGAAAGTGCCTATTATTTCTATAATAACCTTATTCATTTTCAGGACTTCGTTTATTATATCTTTGAACTCCTGTTCTGTTTCTGTCGTTTCCTTGTTGTATATTTCGCCGTCTTTATTTCGGCAAAAGTTTTTTACTTCGCTGAATATTTTGTCGTATTCAGCATTTATTTTTTTCATTGTTTCTACATCACCACCAACATCAGGGTGATTTTTTAGTGCCAACTGTTTGTACCTTTTTTTTAGTTCCTCCAAGGTTTCAATTTTCTTAAAATACATTTTTCTTTCTCCTTTCAATTATTTTGTAACCCACTTCATATTAGCAATTTCGTTTGCTAATTCTTTCCGTTCTGCAAGTTTGTGGGTATATACCCACTTGTCGTGAAGCCCATTAGTACAGCCCAAACAACACTCATATTCCAGAGGACAGGCGGAACACATATATTTAGGATTAATGCTTGACGCCATTTCGCAAGCGAAAGAATAATATTCTACTTCTGGAACACCAAATGTTTCAAACCAATCCCATTTTTCCCTCTCTCCGTCAAGGGATAACCACGCCCAAAGGGCGACATGAAGTTCTTGCCATTCCTCTTGGGCATAAAGACTTATAAGAAGGTCTTTTGTGCGGACTTCCTGTCCACTCTCATAGATTGTTTCCCAATCTTTTACTGTAATCATTTGTTTTCTCCTTTCGTCTATCGGCAACTTTTCTATACTATACCACAGTCGGTGAAAGTTGTCAAGTTCCACCGACATATTACATTAACTGTTTTTTTATTTTGTTTCTCCTTTCATTTCGGTTACTATATCTTCTAATTCTTTTTCGGAGATTATTTCACCTGTCGGCTCATCACCTATATAACTTGACCAGTAATGAATAAGGTATTTATCCTCTACTGGTTTTCAGTTAATTTTGAACACTTGGTATGCTTCTGCATGGCAACCTTTTTTGCCATACATATAATCACTACCATCCCATTTGTCAAGTTCTATTATTTCTTCGTCGTCAATTTCTATGATAAAGTCAGGTTCAGGCAACCACACTGAAATCCAGTCATTACCGTCGTAATATATATAGACTGGGTGCATTTCTAAGTCGGAAACGGATATAAACCTTTTCTCTTGATGATTATAGATTATATTGTAATCCTCTACATCAAGGTATTCACCGTTGGTACATTTCTGCCCTAATATAAGCCCTATTTCATTTAGCATTTCTTTGACATCAGCGACACTGCTGACATCTTTTAAGGGCAACGAATTTAGTTTTTCCAAATCCTCAACCGTTGCCGCCTCAACTGGATATACATTTCCCTCCATTCCCTTTGCCAATAATTCCACATCATCTTCTCTTATTAAGAGTTCCAACTCTCCATATAACTCTAATTTAGTATTCATTCAATTTCTCCTTTCAACCGTCGGGCAACTCCCGACTGTCTACACTATACCACATACGGTCTGACTTGTCAACCCCCACCGACACATTATACATTCTGTATTCATATTACATATTACATATTCTATATTACATATTCTATATTCTATATTACATATTCTATATTTATATATTACATATCATCAGCAGTAAAAGAGATATATTGTCATTATCATTATCATTTTCATTTTCCATATGTCGAACATATGATGAACAAGTCTTGCACACTTGTAGCAACACCCCCCCAAATATCAACGAAAAACAAGTAAAACATAACCATATATGGTATAAGTACCTATATAAGTTATGATATATTAGTATTAGAGGAACAGCGGTATGATGAGAAGAAGATTTACAGCACAAGACATAGAAGATATAAAGAAAATGCGTGATGAGGGCTTAATGCAGTATGAAATTGCAAAGAAGTATGGTCTTAACCTTGCAAGTCTTAAAGGCAGAGCCACACGAAACAAAGCATTAGCAGAAGCAATAAAGCCGACAGTAACATCAGAAGAAAGAGCAAACAAAATAAGGGCAGAGGCAAAAATAAGCGGTAAAATAATAACTAAAAAGGGCAGTATTGAAAATCGTGGTAGGGCTTACAGTAACCCTGAACTTATGGCGTGGCGGTTAGCGGAATATATATTCCAAACATACACCAACGAAAGAAAACTAACCCTTAACGGTATGTGTAGGGCATTACTAATCAGCGAAAGCACCCTTAACAAATATGCAAATGGCGAATTTGACGAATACACCGAGAAAAACCTTAGCACCAACACAAGAGAATACAGGGGCAGAGAGAAAGACAGTAAATATGACATATTAGAGTATCGGCAACAGCAAGAATTGTTCCCCTATATATCTTACCTTATAGGCAGAACCTCAAAAGCACAAAACATTAAAGACATACTCAATGTGTTTAACAGCGACGAACCCCCAACATATAGCGACATATTAGGCAACGCAAGACTAATACTTAACGAAGAAGTAGAAGAACTACTTGCCGACAAAGGACACCTTGGTAGTATTATGAGAGCAAAGGTAATACTTAAATGGCAAGACGAAACTGTTACTACCCGAAGATATGAGGTCTGCACCAAAGATGAGGCAACAAAAGCATTACAAGAACTTGGTTATGCCAAACTTCAAGAACCCCTTGAATAGAACATTTGTTTTTCTGTTCATATTGTGAACACGAACCCCAACCCAAAAAACCCCCAATTTTCAACAGTTTTCCATTCATCACAATACATACTCCTTTCGGAAAAGAACACCTGTTCGCAAGAATGAGTGTTCTTTTTTTGAGTAGAAACGGTTGTTCTCTCTGATTATCCCCCCCCTACAAACACATGTTCGGTATTATGTCAACCTTGAAATTGCAACGATTAAAGCATTTAAGTACCAAAATCTTCGGGGAAACACTTTTGAAATGGTCGGTATTATGTAAACCATTGTTCTCTCTGATTACCCCCCCGATAACACACAAGTGTTCGCCCCTAATAGTTAGATATGTTAAGACTTGTTGAAGATATGTAGAACATATGTTCTTGATATGAAAAAGATATGAAAAACATATGGATAATGAAAATATATATATAATATATATAATACTAATACTATATAATACTATATAACTAATACTATATAATATATATAATACTTATATATAGAGAAACCCCCCGAACAGATGTTCACCCCTTATTAGAACTTTTCAGGCAAAAGAACAAATGTTTAACCCCCCACAGAAACACTTGTTCTTTACTTGCAAATACTTATTGCGTTGTTCGGAACGCCTGTTCTCTCTGATTTGGGTAGGGTAACACACATATATTCGGGATAAAATTTATCTAAACATCTGTTCTCTCTGATATGGTTGGCGGGGTTGGCTGAAATGAGAACAAGTGTTCTTAAAGAACAAGCGTTCTTTTTTTATCATTTTAGCGAACATACATTCGCTTTTGAGAACAAGTGTACGGTATCGCTGATAATGTCCTTTATTGACTGATACAGCGACTTTAATTTTTTTATGGTATATCATACCATTTTACCATAATAACCGATTATAGGTACAATTTTATGCCTTGTGATAGCATATCAGCGACTGGGATAACAAGGGATAAAAAGAGGATATAAGCAATAAAAAAAAGGCACTCTTTGATGAGTGCCTCTTTTTAGGGGTTTTAGTCCTCTTCTCTTTCAAAGAGTGCGGTGAACGTTTCTACCATATACAGCACTCTGAGAACAGCGTCTGTAAGACTTTCGACTGAAAGCAAATCCGTATTTTCAAGATATGTTTCCAAGTCCGTTTTTAGCTTTTGGACTGACTTATTCATTTTCTACCTCCATTTCTGCTTCTGTTAGGAGTGCTTCTGTAAGCTCCTCCATATCAATCATATCCATTTCGTTTAAGTAGTCATTCAAGTCTTGGAATGACTTAAAAATTGTTTGTGCCATTATTTTTTGCCTCCCTTCTTTGCCTTTGCCTGTGCGGTTACAATTGCGTAACCCACTTTTGTTGCTTTGGCGGCGGCTTCTAATGCCACCTGCTTTTCTTCTGTTATAACAACGGAATAGAAGCTTGCTAAATAGTGATTGAGGGCAATGCCCTCTTCTTCTGACAAGTCCTTCTTTACGGACTTGAGCAGAGCTTGTGCCTTTTGGGCAGCAACCTCACCTCTGCCCTTTTTACCCGTATAGAGCTGTAACTGTGCCAACAGCTCTTTCAGTCCTGCTTTTTTCTGTGCAGGCTTCTCAGCCTTGACTCTGTAAAGGGTGGTATACCCTGCCCTTGACTTTGGAACTTGACGCTTAGAGTTCTCATCTAACTCTAAACCGTTTAAGGTTGCGTTGTAACGGTCGCACCAAGTACCAGATTTAAGATAAAGCTGTGCTTTACCTAAAAACGGCGTTCCGTCCGTTTTCCTTGCAGGGCTCTGCTTTGCTCCTGCATAGTAATTGGAGTTCACGATTGTTCTCCAATCTGTTTTCTTTGTGTTACTCATTTGTTCATTCCTTTCCTGCGTACTCTGTACGCTTCATGTGATATATACTATACTAATTATAATATAGGATGGAATAAAATAAGTCAACAACTATTTACACATTTACTGACTTTTTTTTATCTATCCACAGCCACAACCATTCCGGACCGTTCCCACTCACGATTTAATGGAAAAAAATGGAAATAAGCATATCGTTATTTCCTTAACAATCTTCATACCATTTCCCCTTTGCCACCCCGTTCGCCCTCGCCCCCTTTATACACATTAGCGAGCGAACACGAACCCCCAAAAGACCCCCGCCGAAATAAAAGGGTGGTGCGAACAATTTGGTATAAATCCCATTATTTTACAGTATATAGTGATAGAGTGGAGAGAGATATGAATGAGCAAGACGCATATAAAAAACTAATACAGACAGAGTATAGAGCGTATTGTTATTACGTTCATAGGGGCGACTGGAAGCCAACGCCGTACCACAGTTTTTTGTGTAAGACGGTTCAAGAGTTCATAGAAACAGAAACAGGCAATCCGTATGACATATTGATATTAAGTTGTCCGCCACAGACTGGAAAGAGTTTAACGGTAACGGAAACTTTGCCGAGTTATTATTTAATGCGAAACCCGAAAGACACAGTAATAGAGTTAAGTTACAGTGGCGACTTAGCGAAAAGGTTTGGTCGTAGGAACAAAGAGAAGATAGTTGAGCATGGACACATCTTTGGTTGTGGGTTGTCGGCGGAGAGCAAGAGTGCTTCCGAGTGGGAACTTGACAACAAGATAGGGCGAATGATAAGCAACGGCATAGACGGGCAGGCGACAGGAAACAAGGCGAACTTGTTAGTAATAGACGACCCGATAAAATCCAGTAGCGACGCAGACAGCAAGACAAAGCGTGATAAACTATGGGACTTATGGTTTTCCACATTCCGTTCAAGGGTGTGGAAAGGCGGGAAAGTCATTTTAATAATGACAAGATGGCATGAAGATGACTTGGCGGGCAGACTTGCGACAGACGAGTTTGCAACTGTTCTGAACATACCTTGCGAGGCAGAGGAAAACGACCCTTTGGGGCGTAAAGTCGGCGACGCCATTTGCCCAGAGATAGGCAAGGGCAACGACTGGTTAGTACCGTTCAAGCGTGGAATGTTGTCAGGACACGCAGACGAGAACGGCGAAGCAGGTGTTCGTGCGTGGAACGCCCTTTATCAAGGACACCCGACAAACGCAGAGGGTAACATAATCAAGCGTGAGTGGTGGCAGAGATACGACTTTGCACCCAACTTTGACAAACTGATAATGAGTGTAGACTGTGCGTTCAAAGGGACATCAGACGCAGACAGGGTAGCCATAGAGGTATGGGGCAAGAAAGACAACAACTTCTATCTTGTAGACCTGATAGAGGAAAACTTGTCATTTCCCGATACGGTGCTAACCATAAGGGCGGTAGCGGCACAGCACAGATTAAGTGAGATACTCATAGAGGACAAGGCGAACGGTGCGGCGGTAATATCCATTTTAAGAATGGAGTTATCGGGCATAATAGCGGTCAACCCATTAGGGGGGAAAGAGAGTAGAGTAAATGCCATATCATTCTTAATAGAGGCGGGGAACGTTTACTTACCAAGAAAAGGTTGGGTAAATGGGTTCATAGACGAATGTGCCTCATTCCCCAAAGGCAGATACGACGACGCAGTAGACAGTATGAGCCAAGCATTGTACCGACTTTACTTTGTATCGAACAAAGATATAAAAGCACCAACCAAACAATATCTGTTCCCGATACGAGAACGAAAAACACACTTTGAGAGAGGGAGTAAAAGTTATGTTGTCTGAAATAGCACTTATAATTCTTATATTGCTTTACCCAATATCCCTATACAAAGCATTTATATTAGGGGCTTCTTATAGCAAAGAGCCAGTAATTAAGCCGAAAAAACGGAAAAAGCAACAGAAGCAAAAGCAAAGCGACTTTGCAAAACGCATGAAAGCAATAGACGATTTCGACCCTATGGGAGTGTAAAATGAAGAACAAAGAAACGATAGAGATTAACGAACTTTGGTCTGACTATCAAAAGTCAGAGAGTTTCATACAGGAACAGAACCTGATTTCCAAAACAAATACATATTGGGATATGTATTTAGGCGACCAATGGAAGAAATTGCATAATAAGAACTTTCCAGTATTCAACTTTATAGAGCAAACTGTGCTATTCAAAATCAGCAATATAGCCCAGAACAAAATGACGCCCTACTTTGACGACGCAGAACTTGACAAGAAGTTTGAAGATGAATGGGAAAAAAGCAAAATGGACAGCAAGTTTTGGAAACTATTGAAACATTCGGCGATACAGGGCGACGCTTATATGTACCTCAAACCCAATATGAAAGATTGCCAGATAGTTTCCAATACAAGCGTTTTGTTCGCAGACGAAAGAACGACTGACATACAGAAACAGAGATATGTAATAATCCGAGAAAGAAAAGATGTTGAGGCGATAAAAGCCAAGGCACGTGAAAATGGTATTCCCGAATATTTAGTATCTGACATAAACCCCGACAAAGACAACGATTTCCTTTTAGGCGAGGACATTGAGGAGGGTGCTGACAAGTGCATATCCATAACATATATGACGAAGAAGAATGGCATTTTGTATATGGGTAAGGCAACCAAAGACTTGATATATGACCCCTTAACGCCAATGAACATCACGCACAAAGGCAGGGTATTGGGCAGTATGACATTCTATCCGATAGTCAGTCTTGTATGGAAAGATAAACCACATTCAGCAAGAGGCGTTTCAGAAGTATTGCAGTTAATGCCTAACCAGATAGAACTCAACAAAACAGCGGCAAGGCAGACAGAAGTGGTAAAACTTTACGCATACCCCAAGATAGCGTATGACGAAAATGCGGTATCAAACCCAGACGACCTTGACGCAGTTGGCGGAAAGATAGCCGTTACAGGATTTGGTCAGCAGGGCATTTCTGAATATATCCAATATATGCACCCCGCAAGTATGAGTAATGACGCACAATATCTTTCAAACCAACTACTGCAAACCACAAAAGAGTTAGCAGGTGCGAATGACGCCGTAACAGGAATATCCGATTTGGCAAGAGTAGCGGCGAGTGCAGTTGAAGCGGTAAGAGAACAGACTACATTAGCATTAAGAGAGAATGTAGAAAAATACAAACAGGCAATAGAGGACTTTGCGACCATAATGTACGAACTTTGGTGCATATATGGCGAGATAGACAGCAGAGGCAACATGGAGATAAGAGTTGACGCAAACTTGCAGAACGCAAGAACAAGAGAGGGCAGGCAGGAAGAAATCAACAAACTTCTTGAAATGGACAAAATCACATTTGAAGAATGGGTTGAACTGTGCGACGAAACAGGCAACGTGCCAAAAGCAGACCTTTTGGACATTGTTGAGAAACGTAAGTTAATGCCACAGGTAATAGGAGAAGAAGATGAATTGCCCGAAATGCAATAGCGAATTATATTTAGACCATCAAGATACGACGTCAGGTAAATACTTTTATACTTGCTTGAACAAACATTGTGAACTTTACAAAAAGGCATTTAACCCGACCACAGATGAAGTCAAAAAAGCGGAAATAAAAGAACAGCAATAGTGCTGACTTTTATGATATAGGAGAACCGAAATGGAAGAAATTACAAGCGTAGAAACACAGGAAGTCGCTGACCCTGTAATAAGCGAAGAAAGTCAGGAAGTCGCTGAACCTGAAACAACAGACGGTACTGACACAGAAGAAACAACAGAAGAAACAACGGACACAGACGGCAGAACAGAGGCAGAGAAAGAAGCAGACGCAGTATTTGCACAGCGTAGGCGTGAACTTGAAGAAAGAGAAGCGAAAATCGCCGAAATTGAAGCCGAAAGAGAACGTGAGGAAGCATTAGCAGAAATAGCCAGAACCGCAGATGAACTTGAATTAGACGAAGAAGAAAAAGAAATCTTCATGCAAAGCGAAGCGGAACGACTGGAAAAAGAGGAATACGTTAAAACTCTTGAAGGAGAACTTGAAGAAACAAAACGAGAACTCACAGCAGTCCAATGCTTTACAGAACTTAAACAGATAGCCCCAGACTTGAAGGTTGAGGAACTTTCGGAAACATTCTTTAATGTTTATGAAGCAACAGGCAACACAAAATCCGCCTATTATGCGTATATGGCAGAAAAGAATGACAAGCCAACCCCGCCAAAACCGATAGACGATATTGAAGAAGCGGGTGGCAACAAGACTTTCTTTACAAAAGAGGAAGTTGAAAAGATGACAGAAGAACAACTTGAAAAGAACCTTGACATCATAAATCAATCTTCAAGAAAATGGTGATTTTTATAGGAGAGAAAGACAAATGAGTGTAAGAAATTTTGTGCCTACACAGTGGGCAAAAAATATTGACAAAGCCCTTGACGAATTTCTGATAGCAGCAGAGTTTTGTAATCAGGAATATACAGGGCTTGTTAAGCAGGCAGGCGACCAGATAAGAATACAGCAGGCGATAAGACCTACCATAACCACAACCACAAACGGCAAACCCATAACGCTGTCAACCCCAGAAACCCCAGACGGAACTTCAATGACTATGACAATGTTACAGCAGTCATATTATGACTTTGTTGTGCATGATGTAGACAAGGCACAGGCACAGGGCGACCTTGAAGCCATACTCAAAGGTGAGGCAGTACAGGGCGTAGCCAATGCTATGGACAAACATATATTTGAATTGGCAAAAGACAACAGCGTAAAGAAATCTACAAGTACAGATGTTGACAGCACAACTATTCTTGGCGTTATCAACACAGGGCTTGCAGAACTTTACAAGAACAATGTACCCCCGAACGCTAACATAGAAATTGACATAAGCCCCGCATTTCATACTGTATTTTTGGAAGCATACGAAAAACTTGATACCAACAACAGCGAAATGCTGAAAAAGGGTATAGTTGGCAGATACGGATTTGCAAATGTAAAAATGAGCAACAACATCTATAACGACAATGTTGATGACTATATTGTTATAAGAACCAATAAAGCAATCGCATTCGCAAAACCGCTGACGGAAGTTTATGCGGTAGACGCAGGCAACGCCTTTGGCGACAGGATAAAGGGCTTTACTCTTTATCAGGCAAAGATAGCAAGACCCAAAGAAATATATGTAATCAAAGCACACTAATCAAAGGAGATGAAATAAAATGGCAGTAACAGCAATAACCGCAGTAAAAAGCCCTGATGTAAATGCTCTTTCAGGAGTAGTTGCAATGACAGCGGCAACTGTGGCAACAGATGGTTTTGTTTGCGACTTTGACGGTAAAGACTATAAAATGGCATTTATCGTTGAGAACACAAATAACTCTGCAACCAAAACTATAACTATCAAGGCAGGCGACAGCAAGAGGGCGAGTGCAAACGACTTGGTATTTAGCCTGAAAAAGGAGGAAACATACTTTTTCACTCTTGACAGTGCCTTGTTCAAGAAAGTTACAGGTGCAACAGCAGGCAAAGTGCTAATCATACCCGAAAGCACAGACATAAAAATCGCAGTAATTGAACTGACATAAAATCGGGGGCGAAAGCCCCCTTTTTGTCTTATGGTGAAAAAATGAAGTGGAAAGAATTAAAAAGTGAAATACGAGATTTGGGATTTGAAAGCGACCAACAAATGACTGACTACTCAACTATCGTTATAAACTCTGTAAATAGGGCTATATCAATAATCAATGCAGATGTTTACGGTGCGAAAGCAAAGACACGAATAACGCAAGACGGAACAGCCGAAGGCATTGTTACATACGATTTAGCAGACATCACAGGTGATTTCTTGAAACTTGAAATCGTGTATCGTATCAAGGAAGGCGTTTTATCGGTTTTCAACGATTATGAGTTGACAGAGGAAAGCAAGGTCTTAATGGACAATTCCCTTGTAGGCACATTTGACTTCCATTACATCAAAAAGTTGCCAATGGTAACATCTTCAACAAGCCCAGAAGCCGAAATAGGCGTGGCGACAAAGGTTGAACATCTTGTTGCTCTTTTAGCGGCACATTATGTTTGGAAAGATGATGACGTTCAAAAGTCAACGGATTATTGGAACGAATACGATATGTTGAAAGACGATTTTCTGGAAGCACAAGAAAGAGAGCGGAAACCCAAGGCAACTGTTATAGGTGGTTTGACATGGGACAATTAAGAACACCCCCTGAACCGAGTAGGAATACAATTTTATATAACGATATAAAAGGTTGCGACTTTTCTAACGGATTAAATATATCCAAAAACCGAAGCCCCGATATGCTCAATATGATTTCCGACAATGGTGGCGACCCGAAGAAGCGTAAAGGTTGGGAAATTGTCAACGCCGACAAAATCGCCCAGATAGACAATATTTGGAGTTTTGTGTTAGGCGGAACAAGGCGTTGTCTTGTAGCGTCAGGGGCAGAGATACAGGAACTTGACTTAACTGAAAAAGAATATGTTGGTGAGGCAACGGCAACAACCGCAGGCAAGAAAGCGGGCTTTTTAGTGCAGTCGCCAGTTGTGAACGGATTTTTTATTCTGAACAAAACAAACTACTTGCAAGCATATATGAACGGCGAAACCTTTACAATAGGTGCAGTTACGCCACACGTGCCGACGGTTGTCATATCACGAAACCCAACAGGCGGAGGCGTCAGTTACGAAGCAGTAAATCTTCTTACAAGAGAGCGTACTGACAGTTTCCTAAACAATTCAGACAATGCGTCAGCAAAGAAATTCGTGCTTACAAGCACGCTTGACACCGACAAGGCGTGGAAAGCCGAATACCTTAACGCCAGTAGCGAATGGACACAAGACAGTTCTGCAACCGTTACAGGTGCGACAGTAACACTATCGGTAAACGCACAACCAATAGTATCAGGCGAAGATAATGTAAAGATAACTTACTTTGCGACAGGTGAGGACAAGTCTGATAGGGTAGTGAACTGTACCGAATACGCATATTATAATCAAACAACAGTAGACCAGATATTCATATCAGGCAACCCCGACTATCCGCAATATGTATGGTATTCAGGGCAAGGCGACCCCACATATTTCCCCGACGTAAATTATTTGTTTGTTGGTGGTAGTGGAACAAAGGTAATGGGATTTCTTAATATTGGCGAATATTTAGGCGTAGTGAAAGAACATTCAGGGCAAGAGCCGACAGTTTTCTTACTTACCCCGAAAGAGATACAAGACCAGACAGTTTCACTCACAGAGGGAACGACACAAATAACCACTTACAGAACGAGGACAGAGTATGCAGTCAAGCAATCAACGGCGGGCATAGGTGCAACGAGTAGCGGTTGCTTTAAGGTTTTGAATGATGAACCGCTGTTCTTATCACGAACAGGTGTTTGCGGTATAATCTCAACCAACACGACAAGTGAGAAGATAACCCGAAACAGAAGCACATTTGTAAATAAAAGACTAACAGAAGAACCTAACCTTGAAAACGCAGTTGCAGAAGTATATAACAACTATTACATATTAGCAGTCAACGACCATTGTTATGTTCTTGACGGCAGGCAAGCGTCAGGCAGTGGACAGAACTATGCATACGAAACATACTATTGGGATAACATACCTGCAAAATGCTTTATGAGTTATGACGAAGAACTGTACTTTGGAACAGCAGACGGCAGGGTGTGCAAGTTCAAGTTCACAGACGATAGTATGGGGGCATACAGCGATAACGGCGAAGCAATAGTTGCAAGATACTCAACGATTATAGATGATGACGGTAAACCGCAGTACCTTAAAACAATGACAAAACGAGGAAGTCTTGTAACACTTACCCCGTTTTTGAAGTCAAGCGTAGATGTTTACTGTTCGTTAGACGCTAATCCGAGAGTATATATCGGCAGTTCAAGGATAGACATTTTCGGGTTTGAAAATATAGACTTCGAAAGATTTACCTTTAACTCCAATAAGGGGGCAAGAGATAAGTTTTTCAACAAGAAAATAAAGAATTATAAACGACTTCAACTAATATTCGAGAATGATGAAGTCAATGAAGGTTTTGGCGTACACGAAGTTATTAAAACTATTGAGTACACTAAATACGCAAAGGTATAAGGAGAGAACAAAATGAACGCAACTATAACAGGCAACCAACTGGTGCTTTCCAGTGATACGGCGACGGTGGCAACAGCCGAAACTTTTGCCCTTACGTTTGTACCTGATTGGGTGTACCCAGAGATTTATGTAAGAGCAGAACAAGACGATACAAGGGTGGAAGTTTTAGTTTCAGAGGGTTCAGCGGTAGTACCGCTTGGCGTTGGCACTTGGGATATTTCCGTAGTAGGCAGAAAAAACGGAACTGACCTTATGACTAATAAGGTAAAACTTTATGTAGACAGACCAGACATACATCACATAGTAAGTGAAGAAGCAGGCAATCAAATAACTGAATTAGATGACGGCTTGTATTTAGGTTATCCGAATGTTTCAAGTTATGCGGCAGCGGAATTAAGCGAAGCACTTACAGGAAATGTTGACTTTTGCAACTTTTACGGTTTGCGATTTGTCAATATCAATATTGCAAATGCGAATGAGTTTGTTGGCGGTACGGCGATTTGTAGTGGACTTAATCTTCCTGAAAAAGAAGTACATCAGGGCGGATTTACCATTACCACAGAGGGCGTACTATCCAAAGACGAAACTCTGACGGCGGGCGGTACGGCAAAAGCACTTCTTGTTTATGTATAAGGAGATAAATTATGGCAATAGAGGATTATAAAATAACAACCGAAGAAATAAACGAGAAGCACGTTGAAGCACAACCTGACGAACTCACAGGCACACCAGACGAGAACAAGTCGGTATTCGATACGCTTGTTGAGTTTGTTGTGGAAAAACTTAATGGACTTATTGATTTTCTTGCGGGCAATTTCATATCGGCTTCACAAATATCAGACGGACTTTCAACTGACGTTGACAACAATGTTAAATGGAAGTACGAAATCGTTAAGGGTGAAAGTCAAGGTATCAACTTTTCAGGCACAGTAAACTACAACACGAAAACCATTATTAAATCTTCGCCGTTGCCATTTCTTACTTTGCGTAATGCCATAGTTAAAATAGGCGATACTGAATATTTAATGGACAACGGTGTGTTTGCAACCGAAAGTTATGCAGAGTATGACGGAAAGTTCAGACTGTCATCAGACGCAACGAACACCTACATCACAATATTAGACGAAACATTCAGTTCAAGTATAGGCACATACCTAACGATAGAGGTTTATGCAACATCAGCAACTACCGTACCCGCAAAAAGCTTACCGCTTGTCGTGGGTGAAGCAACAGGCTCATATTTGCAAGAGCAGATAGACGGCATAAACACCAATGTTGGCGATATGGCGTTAAGCACAGTTGCAACTGACCTCACAGGAGCAATCAATGAAACGCATAATGTTCCTTTGGATATTCAGGAACTATATAAGCCACTTATTGCCCCTCTCAGCGTATCTCTTTCAGGCTTTGTAGAAGGCTCGTATTTGCTGTACGGCAAATTTTATGATGAGTTACGAGTGTTCGTAAAGGTCAGCAAAACAACAGGTATTGCTAACTATGCTCAAATTGGTTACTTGCCTGTGGGGTACAGACCGAGCGGGCCCCATACCTTGACAGTATACGACACAGACGGGAATATCATTGCAGATGTATACGTCGTCATAAATGCGAACGGAGACGTGCATGCAGAGGGAAATGTAGAAGCAAATACGGTTATATTTGCGTCGTATAAAGGAGAGTAGCCATGATAGATAGAAAAGATATAGATAAATTGGCAGCAGACATATTTCAAGATACAAAATTCGCAGTCGGTACTGTAACATATCCAAACGGTAGCGGCATGCCTACAATCGTTAAAATCGGCAAATATGTAATATGCAATATTGGCGTAAGAGGTATGAGCAATATTGCATACGATGCTGTACTTGCTACATTGCCGCCAGGCTTTCGCCCGAAAAGTGAGATGGCGGTAACCATGAACATAAGGACAGAATCGGCAACTCCGCATATATCAGCAGGTGTTGGAACAATTTACACAAACGGCGAGGTAAAACAAGCACATGCAGGGAGCCCAAACCTCTTTGACGCTTTTACCTTGTCGTGCATATTTGAAACGGATTAAGCCCATGAGGGCGGAAAGGAGAAAGCATGAAGATACATAAAAAAATATCAAAATATAACAATTCAGAACGAGGCGAATTTAGGTATATCGTTATGCACTATATCGGGGCGGTTTCATCAGCCAGAAACAACGCAATATATTTTGCAGGTGGCGACAGACAAGCCTCAGCACATTTCTATGTTGACCACGAGATTTGGCAAGGCACAAAACTGTCAAGGGCAAGTTGGCATTGTGGCGGGGCGAAGCGTGGCACATCAGGCGGAAAACTTTATGGTAAAGTCAAGAACTATAACAGTATCGGAATTGAAATGTGCATTAAGCGTAAAAACGGCAAGTATTATGTTACAAACGCAACGGTCGAACAACTGAAAAAACTTGTGCCGTATCTGATGAAAAAGTTTAATATCCCGAAAGAAAATGTAGTCAGGCACTATGATGTGAACGGTAAAAAATGCCCGAACTGCTACACCGAAGACAATTTCAAAACGACCTTGATTGACAATAAGCGGTGGGAAGATTTCAGAGATGAAATTACGGCAGGATATAAAGGCAAAAAATACAAAGGACTATTACCAAAAAAGACAATTAACAAAAGAGTTGGGAGTAAAGCAGATATTAAGCGTTGGCAGAAGTTCTTGTGTTGGTTCGGTAAGGACACAGCAATAGACGGCAGTTTCGGAGCAGACACCACAAGAAAGACAAAAGCATTTCAAAGAAAAGTCGGGATTGCAGTTGACGGTAGTGTTGGCAAAATCACAAAAGCAGAAGCAAAAGCGTATCGGAAATAGACTAAGAGTTATAACAAGAGGAAACTAATATGAGTCACGACTTAATTTTAATCATAATTGCCCTCATAGGCAGTAACGGGATTTGGGCATTTGTGATGTATTGTATCAACCGCAAAGGTTCAACACACAGTTTAGTTAGAGCAGTATCTTATCATCTGCTATCAAGCACGGTCGAAAAGTATCTTGAACAAGGATATGCAACACCCGAAGCCCGCAAAGACATAGAAATCTTGTACGAGGCATACAAGGCAAATGGTTGGAACGGCGACATGAAAAGCAGAATGGAAAAGGTTTTTGACTTACCTACCAAGAACCTGAAAAAAAAGGATTGTATATGAAAGTAGTTAGGAAAGAACTTGCAAGCGACATCACAACTTTGAACATTATAACATTAGCAGACCAACATATCGGCGAAAAAAATTGCGACATAAAGTTGGTTGAAAAGCAAATTGAAGAAATCAAAAGCAACCCGAACACTTATGTAATCTTAAATGGCGACTTAATGAACAACGCTACAAAGACTGGCAAATCAGATATATACTCTGAAATATTATCGCCAATGGCACAGGTGGAGAGGGCAATTTCACTACTTGAACCGATAAAGGACAGAATAATATCAGCAGACGCAGGCAACCACGAATTGAGAACCTACATCAATGACGGAATTGACATTATGAGTTTTGTTGCATTGGAGTTGGGATTTGCAGACTGTTACTCAATGGAGGGTAATGTAATATTTTTACGGTTCGGACTTAACAATAAGGACAGAAAAGTTTGTTACAGTCTTTACCACATTCATGGCGAAGGTGGCGGAATTAAAATCGGCTCAAAGGTGAATAAACTTTCGGAATTGTCAGCGGTAATTGATGTTGACTGTTACATTCACAGCCACACTCACGCCCCTGTATTGTTTCGAGAAAGTTATTACAGGACAGACCCACGCAACTCAACTATTGCCTTGGTGGACAGACTATATGTTAATACTGGCAGTTCGCTTAAATACGGAGGGTACGGACAAAGAAAAGGGTACAGACCCTCTTCAACCCGAACACCAATAATACACTTAAACGGCAGAACCAAAGAGGCGACAGCGACTTTATAACCTACATTTTGCTAATATAAACCAATGTAGGTTAAATTATAACAATGTAGGTTAAAATGGGGTTGTAATGGTTTCGCTTATCCGTAACGCCAAAGGGCAAAGGGTAAGACCTCGGTTCAATTCCGAGCAACTCCACCACTTTTTATAAGGAGAGATTAAAATGAAAATGAAATGGGTTAAAGCGGCGTTAATAAGAGCCGTAAAAACAATCGCACAGACGGCAGTAGCAACGATAGGCACAGCAACCGTACTTGCGGAAGTTGACTATAAAATCGTAATTTCCGCTTCAATACTTGCAGGCATACTATCAATACTGACTTCAATCGCAGGACTTCCCGAAGTCAAGGAGTAGTCAAGTAAGCCCCTGCTGAAACTATTGACGGTAATTTGTTACCATTGGCAGGGCGTTGGGAACGTAGGGGGGAGTATTCCCCCCTATGAATTTTTTTAAGGAGAGAGAAAATGGCAAAAAGTTTTAGGCAAAGGTTAGCAGACCTTGACAACCAACACAAGGCAGACCTTGCAAACAAGGAAAAGGACAGGGCGTCTGCACACGCAAAAGTAACTGGTGAACTTACAGACACACAACGGCAGGCGTATATTGGTCGTATGCAACAGCAGAAAGATATTCCTAATCAGTTAAGACAACTGGGCATATCGGGTGGCGGTAGCGAAACAACCCTGTTAGGGGCGGAAACAAACTATCAAAACAGGAGAACATTAAACGAAAAATCCGCTTCGGCAAGGCGTTCGGACATAGACCGAAGTGCAGATGAAGATTTACGGATATTGAAAAGCACTCATACAGACAGACGGCTTGCACTCCAACAGCAAGCAGACCAAGAGGAACTTGATACCTACAAAGGTACTTTGGCAAGGTTCGGTTCGCTTGACAAAATAAACAAAGAAATCCGCAGATTAAGGAAAATCGGTAGAAATGATTTAATACCTTATGCACAGTTGCAGAAACAGGCGATAATTGACAAGGAAAAATCGGCAAGTGCAAAATCAAGCAGTTCTGGTGGTAGTTCTGGTGGCAGTGCAAGTAGAAGTTCAGCCGTTTCAAGCACGAAATCAAGTAGCAAACCGAAAACCTTTTGGGAGAAATTTGCCGCAAACATGCAAAAAGCAGCAAACGCCAACAAGGGCAAGCCGAACCGTAGCAAGCCGAGAAGCAAGCCGAGGCGTAGCAATATCAGTCGCCCAAAACGGTTTTATGGAAGGTAAAAAAACATGGCAAGGAAAGCACGAAATTATCGTGAATATTTTAGTGTAAGCAAACCAACAAAAGCAAAGGTAATAAAAGCCAAAAAGAAAAGGAAGTCGGAAACTGGCAATTTAGTAACGCAAGTGAAAGTCGCAAATGCAAGGCGTAAAAAAGAGGAAAAGACATTAGCACAAAAGCAAATTGCTATGCTAACGAAAAACGACCTTGCTAAGATGGAACATGTTGCAAGACTTCCAAACCCTAATCTTGCCAAGAAGATATATAGCAAAGACGAAAAGAAACGAATAAAGAAAAGCACAGAAACTTTCGTTAAAAAAGCCCCTGCGGTAGCAGGATTTTTAGAGGGCAGTAACCTTGCCCCCACAAAACTAAAAACCCAAACCGAACAACAGACTGGCAAGAAACTCAATACCAAGAAAGCCGAAAGCACAACCGCATACAAGGTCGGCGAAATGGCAGGTATTATGGGTTCTTTTGTTGCAACTGGTGGTCTGGCAGAGGGTGCAATCGCAAAAGGCATACTCAAAACAAGTGCAAAGAGAACCGCAAAAAAAGCAGGCGAAAAGGCGGTAAAAGAAACGACCGAAAAGGTTGCCAAAGAAGTTGCAAAGGCAGAGGCGAAAAGGGCGAAAGCAATAACGAAAGCCAACAAAATTAAAGATATTGAAAAACGGAACGCAATAAAGCGACAGGCAGGCGACGCTTTAAGAGCCACTAAAAACAAGGCGAAAACAGCAGGCAAGAAATCAATAAGCGACGCAAAGAGGCGGGCGGAAAAAGAAGCATTGAAAAAAGTTCCGTCAAAGAAAAAAGTTTTCCTTGCAAAACGAGGGGCAGACGCAATAGCAGGCGTACCCATAAATGCTTCTCTGTCATCAAAAGAGGGCGACTTCGGTAAAAATATGGCACTCAATACTGGTCTTGATGTGGTCGCAGGCACAGTAATGGGCGGTGCGGCGAAAGGCATTAGCAAACTCGGTGATAAAGGCATAGGGTCATTAGGCAAAAAGATAGGCAAGTATTTTGAAAAACAGGGTGATGAGAACGCAAAGAAATTAAGAGAACTTAATACTAAAAAAGCAGAACCGAAAAAAGCAGAGGCAAAAGGTGAAAAGGGAACTACACCCCCGAAAAAAGCAGAACCAAAGGAAACGGCTAAAACCGTTGCAAAATCAAAGGTATCAGAGGGTGGCAAGGGCAAAAAAAGTCCGTCAGAAGCGAAATCAGGGCTTCCAAAAACTGGAAAAACCACGCAAAAAACACCTAAAACAGCATTACCAAAAGAACAGAAAGTTAAAGTCGCAACAAAGGCAAAAGCGAAAAAAACAGCAACGAAAGACATCAAAACGGAAAAAGCAACCCCAAACATCAAAACGGAAAAAGCAACCCCAGACATCAAAACGAAGAAAGCAACAAAAGCCAAAACGGAAAAGTTGTTGAAGTCTGGAAAAGCAGTTAGCACCGAAGATTTATGGAAAGCCGATAAGTTAAAGTTAGGCAGATACCAGAAAGCAACCAAAGCAGAACCCAAAATCAAAGTTTATAAGAACGCCCCTGAAACAGGTCTGAAAGATGTATGGACAAAGATAAGTCCGTTACGCAAAGTAAATATTATAGAGAAAAGAGCAAGAAAACTTAAAACATATAAAGACGCCCTTGCAAATGTGAAAGTTGGCAAAACTGGAAAAGTCAAAGCGTTGCAATATGTTGAGAGTAACAATAAAAGAGATGTTGCCCCAATAGAGGTTTATCCGCATGGTAAGCGTGGCAAATCTTATGAATACGGATTATATAACAGCGACAATGGTTGGGAAGCGATATTACTTGAAACTGGCAGAAAGTTAAAAATAAAGGGCGAGTTCAAAACAAGAGCCAAGTTAATCAAAGTCCTTGACAGCCCAACGTGGAAAGCCATTATGAAAGAACACAGGGCGAACGGAAGATTTTATAATGAACAAGTTGCCCAATTCAAAAAAATAGCAAATGAGAAAATAGCACAAAACAAAGAGATTATATCAAAAGCCACAAAAGGAAAGCGTATTGCTATGCTGAACGAAGAAAAGCCAGTTGCGGTAATTGGTAAAGGCAAAAACGCAATAGTCGTAAGGTCAGGCAAGGTTCGTGCCGTTAAGTTTTACGAAAAACGAAACCCACAAAGCGAAAGAATTGGTGCTAACCCTGCCGAAGTGAAGTCAAACAGAGAAACATTACCAAAACGGAAAGAACGCTTAAAGTCATTTGTCAATTCATACAGGCGGGCATTTGTAAACTCGTTAGGCGTTTTTGATGATATTGCGAAAGCAACAAAAAGCAAGGAACTTTCGGCACAAACAAATGCTATGCGTACTACCACAAAGACCATAGACACTACTCTCGGCGATTATTGTGTTGGGTGGGACTACAAGAACAAAGGGAAACCCGTTGTAGAAATATGTTCCCCCATAAACGAAAGCGGGAAGATGAACGAATTTTCAGAATATCTTTATCACAGACTTAACATTAAGAGGGTTCGGTGGGGCAAAGATACTTTCGGAAAAGACACATATACGGCGAAAGACAGCAAAGACATAATAGCGAAACTAACGAAAGACAGCAACGGCAAACTCACAGAACAAGGGAAACAATTTGAGGCGTGGGCAAAAGACGTTTACAGGTTTTATGCAAACCAAAAGCAAATCTTAATTGACGCAGGTGTATGGCGGGCAACTGACGAAAAAACAACGGCAGAACAAGTTGCAGAGGCGGTAGACAAGGAAATCGAGTTATCGTTTAAGTCAAACACCCTTACAGCGTTAGAGGAACAAATAGCAGACGCTTATGTTTCAACATATAGAATTAAGACATTAAGATTAAAGGGCAAAAAAGCGGTAAAGGGAAGCGAAAGAGATATTTTGCCCATAGACGAACAAATGACAGCCCATACCACTAATGTGTGGGAAACGTGCCAATTAAGCGAACTTATGAAATCGACACTAAAAGCATTGAACTTGCCTGTCGGAAGTCGCCAAATGTTTGATGTGGACGAATTGGCTGAACTCCAAATCCCCCAAATTGTTAAGAACAAGGAGGGTGAAGTCGTTACAAGTATGAACCAAATTACTGGCGATATGGTAAGAAAACTTGACGACAAGAACCCCGACTTTATCAAATATAATGCAAACTATTTTGCAGACGGCAAACAGTACAAGGTAGAAGTAACAAAAGATATGTATGAC